TAATGTTTGATTTAATGTTTGATTTAATGTTTGATTTAATGTTTGATTTAATGTTTGATTTAATGTTTGATTTAATGTTTGATTTAATGTTTGATTTAATGTTTGATTTAATGTTTGATTTAAAAATGAACATGTCTACTCCAGTTCATCATGATTGATAGATACATGTCTTTAGTGGACGGTTAAAGAAAAATTGATTTATAATAACTAAGCTTATTATAAAATCGATAATGACTACAACTGAGCATTTTCAGAAAGTACCAGATTATTTCTCTTCTCCTGAGGAATGTGCTGCTGCCAGGAGGCGCAATGTAGTCACAAATCCTCGGTATAAGAACTTCAAACAAACGCATTTTACTGCGGGCGATGAAGATCAATTCCAAGAATATCGAAGTGAAACAAACGGAGAAGTATGCATACCCAGGATAAATCTCGATGATAATAAGTTCAAGAATATTGATTTATCTCCTGATCTAACATGGGTTAAATATCAAAATCTAAACGCGACTGCTGTTTTGAATACTTTTAGATACATGTTTAACAAGTTTAAGAAAGGAATTTTCGTCAAAATTCAGGATAATAAATTGAGAGTTTTTCTACCGTTTAGTAAGAAGAACTTTGTAAACGAATGGGGGAATAAAATCAAGATCGATCCTCGCTTTGGAAACATGTTTAATTTTGCTAAGTATATTAACAGACTCGGGAAGAAAAATTTCAGAGTAAGTGTGTCCAAGTATCCAGAGAATTGGTATGCCAATAATTGTCTAGTTAGATACGAATATCCAATCAACGAAGGCGATACTAATGTTCCCAACATGAGTGATATGTTAAAAACCCTATGTGCACACAGAAGAATACCAGATATCGAGTTTTTTATCAACAGGAGAGATTTTCCCGTCATCAAAAAGAATAGTACCGAAGGATACGATCATATGTTTGGAGATAATCATCCTCTTTTATCACACGAATACGATCAGTATGCTCCTATATTGTCAATGGTCACTACCGATGAATATGCTGATGTCCCGATTCCCACAGGAGATGATTGGGCTAGAGTATCTAGTTATGAGGGAAAATTTTTCGGTAAAGCGTGCCGAACTTATCCAAACATTAGCGATTTCAAGACTGACTGGAAAAACAAAAAACCTACCGCTGTATTTAGAGGTGCTAGTACAGGCTGTGGCGTAACTATCGATACGAATGTAAGACTAAAGTTGGCTTATATTTCGGCTACTACACCATCAGATGAATATGGTCCTCTTCTTGATGCTGGTATAACAAAATGGCAACTTCGCCCTAGAAAACTAAAGGATGAGAAATACCTCCAGACTATCAATGTCCCTCAAATGAATAAATTAGGTATAACATTGGTACCATTTCTCACTCCTCTCCAACAATCAGAATATAAATATCTGATCCATGTAGATGGGCATGTATCGGCATTTAGATTGTCTCTCGAGCTGAGTATGGGATGTTGTATTTTATTGGCAGATTCCAAATACAGAATATGGTACAGACCAATGTTAGAACCTATGGTACATTATGTACCTGTAAAGGCAGATTTATCTGATCTGGTATCTAAGATCAGATGGTGTCGAGCACATGATAAAAAATGCAAAAAGATAGCAAAGAACGCGAAAAAATTTTATCTAAAATATCTTCAGAAAAACGGTGTTCTAGATTATCTTCAAAAACTTATTATTAGCTTAAAAAATGAGACAGGAGTATATTTGTACAATACCGAAACTCCCCTTCGCCGACAGATTAGATTAGAAAGCAAACTAGATACGACGTATCCGGTAATACCAAAAACAGTAGAGGATATAAATACAATACCCCGACAAGCCAGATCATTCGGAATTTTAAAAGGACTCGAATGGATCATCAATATGGTTAATGATCAATCGTCTTTCTCAGACGTGGCTAAGAAAGGAGACATAATATTCACAAATAAGAATAAAACTGTTATTGTTCAAAAATACACTCTAGCCGGGTTTTCTTTCGTGATTAAAGGGACAAGTGATAGGATGAAAGAACTTGAGAATATTCACGAAGCTTATATCGGAACTATGGCTATTAATAATGTCGTTAAATACATCCCGAATTTTGCATACGTTTTTGGAAAATATGATGGAGAATACAAGTCAACTGTTATCATGGAACATATATTTGGATCGACTTTGGGACAATGGATCGAAAGTCGATCATTCAACATGCGAGACTTCATATTCATCTTAATTCAACTCGCCATGGCACTAGAAGTTGCCCAAAAACAAATCGGCTTTGTTCACTGGGATCTTACCCCATGGAATATTATGATTCAGACTTTACCACGACCAATTGCCTTCGATTACATGATCGACGGTAAAAATATATTTCGAGTGCATACCAAGATTATTCCTGTCATTATCGATTATGGTAAATCACATGTTATACACAACAAAGAACACCATGGCTACATTAATATGTATAAGGTCAGCACGATACAGGATATTATCAGTATATTAGTAACATCATTAGGTCCAGTTACTAACCTAAACCTTTCTAGTTCTGACGTGGATGAAGTCATTAAACTCGCTAATTTTATGTCCAGGACAGAATATAGACAAAGACCCTTTCGAAAAACCGGAGCAAAAGGAGTCTCAGACGTCCGATATTTCATCCTCAAAGCTAAAAAATATACCGAGCTTATTTCCAGTAACAAATATCAACTAGAAAATAAATCTCCCCTAGACTTTATTGAATATGTCGCTAAAAACTTTAGGTATAAGTTTCCATATGAAAGAATTGACATACCTGTGTTTAGAATAAACAAAGGCAACCCACGCCAAGTATATGAATATATTTTATCATCGTCTCAAGAGGAAAAAATTCAGTCTTTTGTCAATGTGTTTGATAGAATAAATACATGCGAGTTTCCCAAGCCTGTTAATTTGTTTTTTGCTTATTTTGCAGCACAGACTCTCGAAGACAATATATCGTCAGTTTATTTGCTGATGAAAAGATTTTTAGAAAGAGAAAGAGTAGAAACGGAAATGTACGATAAAATTTACGAGCGTTCTATGAAAAGGATAAATAAGACATATAAGAAGATACTTAAGAAAAAATCAAGACAAGCTACTAACGAAAAAGTTGAATACAAGATCGATGAGCGATTCGCCAAATTACAACATGCCTCGTACAACGAACAAACATTCCTCTTACCGGATGTTATTTTCAATCTTCTGGGGAAAAATAGAACCAAAATTGAGGATCTATCCGAATATAAAGATATAATAGAAAGAATTTTGCTCAATGACGGCAAATTCAAACTATCAGCCGAACACAAAGAGTACTATCTAAATAATTTCAAACATCTATTATTAACCAACAGTCTCATTATGAAGACTAATAGCGCGAATATAAACACTCTTTATAATACATCAGAAGGTATTTACGAAACAGACAATACATATCTACATAATAAATTACGCGATATACGGCACAATACACCCTCACAGACGAAATCAAATTGTAAATCTGCTGAAGAATATATAACAATTTATGGGAAAATTAACAAGCTAACGAGGTCTACACATTCGGATGATGATTCGGATGATGATTCGGATGATGATTCGGATAACGAGTAATTCACCGTTTAACATTTATTTATACAAATGGGGTAACATAATATTGAAAAAAGGTGAATATTTTTTTAATTTTATTTATTCTCTCACGTATAAATAAATGTTAAATGGTAAATTCTTTTTCACACTTGTTGGATTAATAGTCGCAGTTTTTGCTATTTGTAATACAAATATATCCCCCGCAATCAACGAAGGATTCTGGGGAAATCCTACTCGAGGAGTAAAAGTATTTCGAGAAGTTCATCCTTCAAACAATCATTGTGGAGGATATTCTTTACAAAACAACTACCAAGCCATGTTAGGAAATGATAAATTTGTTTCCACACCATCTTTTCAGGGACTACTGTCCCCCCGTATGAGTGGAATGGTCGATTACGGCGCTAATATTAGATATAATATGCCCAGTTATAAAAATCAAGCCGTTCCTTGTAACCCCCTAACTTTTGGTGATATGGCCAAAGAAGGCTACAAAGAAAATTATGGATGCAGCAAAGGAAATTGTGGCGGTGGGTGCAGCCCAGGTTGTGGCATCGCGAAATGTGGTAAAGGTGGTGTTCCCCTAGGATTACCCGGAAGTGGAGGTCCTCCTATTGCCAGAGATCCTAATTATGTTTCTGCAATGAATAAAGTCTATTCTCAAGGAAATCAAGACGTCGGTTCTCCCCTCGTTGCTGTTGGTGATATGACGACTATCGATGCAGCGGGTAATACCCAACAACCGATTGTATACAATCGGTTCATGTTTGCAAATCAAAAGAGTCGTCTCCGAGCACAAGGCGATCCTATTCGTGGCGATCTACCAATTGTCCCTTGTAATAACGGATGGTTTAACGTAGCCGTTAACCCTAATCTAGACCTACAAGAAGGCGCCATGAATGTTATGGGAGGTTCTATGAATCAAACATCTCAAGCTCTCGGAGAATTGATTTACGCGACATCTGGTGGGGCTGATACTACTATCGGAGGTGTCAACATGGCTAATCAATTTCAAACAACTCTTGGAGCTGCTATGGGAGATGTAAACGTCTCCAGTTTTGCTTAATTTATTTAAACAGTATATTTATATTATAAATGAGTCAAGACAAAGATAGAAGTCGCAAAAATCTTTCTATAATGCAGACCCCTGAATGCAGACCCCTGAACGCTGGTGAAAAACAGGATGTACTTAATCGACATATTAATGGATAGACATAGGATTTCTACGTACATGCCTAGTTCGATCAGAATTACAAATAACGGGTCAAAACTGTCATACGATGGATATATTCCATTCACATGTGAAGAATATTTAAAAATGTCCCACCATCTACCGACTTAAAAACATAATTACTATATATTAAGTATATATCAAGTATATATCAAGTATATATCAAGTATATATCAAGTATATATCAAGTATATATCAAGTATATCCGTAGGTATATTTCCGTGTCGAAAGAATTGTAGAAAAATCAACTGACGAGCCTGACTACTTAAGATATTCCCTCTTACGAAAAGTCCATTGGCACAGTTGTTTTGCTATGGTTCTTCTTCACAAACTTACATTTCTTAAACCCATTTGGGTTTAAGAAAACTATAAAAATCTTATAATTATTTAGAACAAGTACTTGTTCCCAAATCGTTAGATTGTGTGGTATTTTCGCCAGACAACCATAACGCATCATAAATATCGTCAGACATGAGAGTCTTAGTCTGATGTTCAGAATTAACGACAAGAGCTGTCATAATAAGTTCATCAAGACGATTAGCAATAATATTACGAATAGGGACAAAACAATCATCCGAAACACTCTTTACTCCTGCGCGACGTGCCAGACGAGTAATACTAGGCTTTGTAAGATCTTCCATTTTATATTTGTAGAGATCCTCCATCTTTTTAGATATGTTTTTACTATTTAATTATTACAATTCTCAATTTAAAAGATTGGAAGATGCTCAATAAACAAAATGCAATCAAGAGCTAAATCTCAACCACCCCCCAAAGCTGCTACACTTGTTAAAGCTGCCGTCGGAAAAAAGAAGAAATCCCGCTTCTTCGAAACTTATATCTCTAAAGTACTAAAACAAGTATCTCCAAATAACGGTATCACTTCCAATTCTAAACAACAGCTTAATAGTGCACTATGCATTATAGCTAGAACTATCTCTCTCATGGTTGTAAAATTAACAGAAATCGCCAAGAAGAAAACACTGTCTGATAAAGAAGTATGTAATGCCGTAAAAGTCTTGTTTACTGGCGAACTAGCTAAACATGCTATTGCCGAAGGGACAAAATCTGTTACGAGATTTTCTGGTACCTCTATCAAAGGTACCAGTCGACAAGGAAAGGCTGGTATCATTTTCCCGCCTTCCATTACCGAAAAATTCCTAAGAAATTTCGGGTATTCTAAAGTAATGGTTACAAGCTCCGCGCCAGTTTCCTTAGCATCTATTCTTGAATATTTAGTAGCAGAAATTCTAGACCTATCTTCTAAATCTGCAAATAGTAACAAAAGAATTCGTATTACTATCAGAGATATTCAAATATCGATAGGAAAAGACGAAGAACTCTCAGTGTTATTCGATAAATTAAACATTTCATTCCTCGGTGGCGGTATTGTTCCTTTCATCCATCCATGTCTCTTAACAAAAAAACCACGCAAGAAAAAGAAAAATACAGATTCAACTCCTGGAGTCAAAAAACCTCACCGTTTTCGACCAGGTACAGTTGCAATCAGAGAAATAAAGAAATTTCAAAAAATGAGCAACTGTCTAACTTTCGCTAAATTTCCATTCGAAAGATCTGTTCGTGCAATCGTTAATCAATATAATCCAAGCATGAAGATATCAAAAGATGTATTCATCATCCTACAATACTTTATCGAACAATACATCGTAAATCTTCTCAAAAACGCCAACGCAGCTGCAATACACGCAGGTCGTGTTAAACTCATGTTAAGTGATATTGAATTCATCTGCAATATCAAAAAATTATCAACCGAATACAAATTAACATCGGTAGATGAGGTAACAAATGGTAATGAAAATCAGGAGGAAGAGGAGGAGGAAGAGGAGGAAGAGGAGGAAGAGGAGGAAGAAGAGGAAGAGGAGGAAGAGGAGGAAGAAGAGGAAGAGGAGGAAGAGGAGGAAGAACTGGTCGATGAATAATCAACATCAGGTATACCAATTTATAATTATTTAAAAGAACACGATTTCTAACTTAAATGTCTAACCAAATAAATGATCAATCTACTCCCACATCAAATAATACCGAAAAGGAAAAAGAAAGTTCCTTACCCTCCATAAATGAAAAATATGCGGTTCTAATGGAAACTAGTGGAGAAGAATGCGAGAGTTGGTACTATTGCATCAAGTACAACGGAAATGAAGAAAATCTTCAATATTTGCAAGATCAATTAGAAACGGTTGACTGGTATATTCTAGATGACCTGAGCACTTTCGACTTAGACCTAGAACACTTAATCTGTGCAAAAACGGCAAAAGAACTCACAAAACTAGAACTAAACCATCATTCTTTTCATAGAAAATTTGACGGAAAATTAGATAGAATTAATCTACATCTACGCAAAAAGGATAAAAACGATAAAAAAATGGTCAAGGTCTTTGATATCCTTGGATACGGTCAAATAGAAGATTTTATCGACGAAGAAGACCTCGACGAAGAAGACCTCACCGACACACCCCAAACTTCGTCCTCATCAGACGATGATTCTTCTTCTTCCGAAGAAGAAGAAGAGAATCATCACCAAAAATCTAAAGAAAAAGACAATAAAAGAAATAATATTCCTGCCTCTCTTCGAAACAGCAATCTCCCCCGTTTTGCTAAGGCAAAACGAAGAGACCGAAGAAAACACAGAAATAGGTAAATAATCTTTTCCTATTATAAATGTCTAAAATACATGACACATTTATAATAATGCCATTTTGTATATTTCACAGCATCGATCCAGAAACAAACACATATCTCGGATACATATCAAATCCCACAGAAATTCAAGACAAAAATGGTATAACGCTCAAATGTACTCAAGATAGATCTCGTCCGTCATGGTTTCTATATGGATCGTTCTACGCCGTCTCCCCCATGTTTCGACCAATTCCGTCAGGACTTAAACTAATAAAATCAGTAGGTTTCGGAAAATTTCCGTACGGAAATAAAGACATCAAATTTCAGTACGACCCATTTAATATAGAACACAAATCTGTACCCTTTCTTGCATGGACCCAACCCGTACCTAACACTGTTCCTCTATATATTTGGAGTACCGAAAGAGGAAACGCCTTTCCAACTTTTGATGATGAACCATACGATAAAACAAGAGGTTGGAAACAACTAATCATTTCACCGATCTTCGTTCTCGTAGATGTAGATGAACACTCTCCTAAGGTCGACTCTAGCCTACACCCTCTCGCTAAATTTGACAAGAATAAATATGGAATACCAAAATTTAGATTTAAGGCATATAATGGGAGGTGTCTTCCCGCAGCCAAAGGTATGACACTCGAAGATTGTTTTTTGATAACAGATGAAGATATAATAAACGCAAGTGCGGGAGGGGGTCCACAAAATATATTATCCATAATACAGTCAGAAAATGAAATAGCCAAATCCGAACAATTTAATATTCCAAACTTATTTCGCAACATATCTCCTATTTGGATCACTATATGTATAACAATACTAATATTGTCACTAATCGCATGTATTATCGCACTCTCAAAATAAAATCTGAAATGAAAAAATGAAAATAAAACTCCAGATTTTATTTTCTAACAAAATGAGCCACGAAAGACAAGAACTCAGAGAGTGTGTATCTCAAATCCTTGTATATATACTCACACAACCCATCCATTTTTCTGGAAATAGCATCAAAGATCCAGTCACATCTCAAGGTTATAAGCATAAATTTGGAGTTCTGGATATCGAAGAAGTTTATTACGATCGTTTCTGCAGAATTTTCGATCATTACCATACAACAATTATGGAAGAAAAGGAAAGTAAATGGACCCCTGTCTTACAAAAAATGATGGAATGTATACCAATTCTCGCTGCCATCCCAAACGAAAACAGAAATAATATCGAAAACATGATCAGAATTACTCTCCATGACGAAAAACATAACGAAATTAAGGCCAACTCACCCCCAGACCCGATTTTATCCGACATCGGAATATGCTGTTACTGTGGAGATGAATGTAACCCACTGAGCCAGAGCTGCGGTGCTTGTGCCAGAGGATTATCCGGTAGAGCATTCGGTTTCAAGGTCCCAGAACACCTAAAGAAGTTCACCTAATCCTCTTAGATCCCTTGCTTATCAACTTAATTACCTTACTACAGAAATCATTTTCCCTACCATTTGCATACCTTGTAATAGCCAATGCCGTCTCCATGCAATTGTACTCATCTAACTCTGCTTCCGTAAATTCTTTAGATAATTTTTCATAGTGCTCCTGACACAAATTGAAACTTCTATCCTTTAATGCTTGACACAACTTCATCATCATCTTCCTAAATCCAACATCCTCTATCACATCCCCATCATCATTCTTATACTTAATCTTATTTCTATTAACATCCAGACACACTATCTTATTCTTAAATGGAAACTCTAGAGCAAATTCTGCATATCCTTCTGGACCCTTAACATGATGGTCTAGAGTAAGCATAGGAATTGATTCTTTTATATCCTCGATCCTTAATGGTTCCATATTCTGAATATAATTATTAATCTGAATATTTCTAGTACTGTTTACAGGTCTCTTTACCGCAGTTAAAGAAAGCTTTTCATATCTTTGTTGTTCTTTTACCAAAGAATCTCTCAATTCCTTTATGGTGTTATTTAGAATGTTTATTTCGTTCCTTAGTTTCGTATTTTCTTTTTTACAATCAGCCAGCTCTTTATTAATTAATACATTAGACCGACATACTCTGGTATGATACTTATACCTATTATTAGTCAAAAAATCTTTACCACATAGTTTGCATATAAATTCACCCTTAATATGCCCTTTTCCTTGGATTTTTAAACAATATTTTGTTTTCCTCTGATGTGTATTCAAGGAGCTTTTTGTGCTCAATATTTTATGACAGTATTTGCATTCCATTTATCGAAAAACACCTTGTCTTTAAATATATAACAAAATTGTTAAACGAAAGAAAATACCTTATTTTTAAATATTTAACAATTTTGTTAAATTATGAAGGGACACAATATCTTGGATCGTTTAACAAAATTGTTAAACGTAAGAAAGACACCTTATTTTTAAATATCTAACAAATTTTGTTAAATTATATTTAACAAAATTTGACAACTTTGTTAAGATTTGTTAAAGTTTGTTAAACGGATTTAAACTGAAATGCCTTGATTTTTGAATTTTAGAAAAAGCTTACAAACATTGTGTTGTGGCGATGTATTATATTACAAAGAATCGGATTTTCCGGAAATTCTTTTTCTCCGTTTTTCCGGAAAATCCGATTCTTTGTAATTTTTCTAGATTTCAAAATAATTATGTAGAGAATTATTTTGAAATCTCTTCCTCCGTTTTCCGGAAATCTTCCGGAAATCTTCCGGAAATCTTCGGAAATCTTTACGGATAATATACCGAATAATATCCATCTTGCCAAGTCCTAAGAAATCCTTTCCAAGAAATATTCTTCACGAGTTTATTTTTAATAGCCAATCTCATGCATGGTAGGAAGCATGATAAACAAGAACAGAACTCTCTGTACTTTCTCAACTCGTCATAATCAACAGACACGCGATTTATTATCTTATGACGTTTCACTAGATCGATATAAGACTGGGTTTTAATATCATCTGAGATGAGTATAAAATATATCGTGGATGTTTTGCGAAAAATATTTTTAAAGTCTTTACGTCTTAAGAGAATATTTCTGTCGCCTTTCATAATTCTACGAAAGACACGGGTTTCAATAGGTTTTATAGTTTCTATTTGTTTTTCATGCATAATATATATATATATATATATAATCCTTAAGTATCTACATCCATATCTATCTTATATAACCTATCATTCTTAACTTATCCGTTAGATACTTCTCGATATCTCCCAGTTTTACTGTATATGGAACTTCTATAAGATTTACTCTGTTATCTCGACATATTCTCCTCTTTAGTTCATCCCGATAGCCCTGATTTCTGAAGGCCTCTTTATTCTTGTGAAAATAAGGCACATACCTGTAATGTTGAACTCCAGAATATTCTACGCCTAGCTTTAATTTATCATCGTAACAATCTATCTCAAGATTATGACGGCCACCTGTTACTGGGTTTCGCAAAAAATCCGGTCTACAACTATTAAAAGGCCTGTTAAATAATTTTTGTAATACTCGTCTACATTCTATTTCACCTTTGCTTACTCGAGGAGGCCCTTTACGTTTATACCTATAATCATTACCATACCCATACCCATTACCATACTTTGATCCTGGTATATAATTGTATGATGTTGACCATGTACCGTTTTTTCCTTTCCTAAATATTGCTAGGACAAAAATTACTATTAGACTCACGACTACTAATATTTCGAAACCTTTATCGTTCCATAGTTTGGATAATTTTTCAAATATTTCAGTCATTTATTATTTTCAAGAGATTATTCTCCGGATTTTTTACTAGATATTGTGTATCTTATAGCGATTAAAGTACCCCAACACGCGAGAGCTATTAACAAGACCAGATTTTTATCTATGTTAGTATAAGTAAACAATGCATAAAAAATAGCTATAGCTGTCAGGAGAGATAAAGTGACATAAAAATAATCATGAGCATATGGTAAAGATTTTGAAGCACTGACCCAGTAAATCGAAATCAATCCAGTAGGAACTCCTCCAATTACCGCGGCTAATGCAGGGTTATCGATGTGTTGACTCGCCCATTTTACTCCAGCAATTACTGATCCTCCTATGAGGAATGGGAATATTAGATCTTTCAGATCAGACATTTATTATTACACAACGTAATACTTAATACTTAAAAATTTATCAAGTATTAAGTATTACGTTGTGTAATAATAAATGGAGAAAAGAACCGAAGAAGAAAAAATTAGAGAAAAATTTAAAGAGCCATGTGATACCTACTATTCCATATTCGTCTCTAAAGATATAGGTTATAAGTATCGTAATCTATCACCTTTTGAATTCAAAAATATTCTCATAAGATTAGCGCAAAAAAGGGCAGCTAAAGGGAAAGAAATAATAAACGCCGGTCGGGGGAATCCCAATTTTTATTCAACAATGCCACGTTATGCCTTTTCTCTAATAACACTTATATCTACTTATATTGGAACAGAGGATACCACGGGTCTCATTGAAGGAGATATGATCCAAGATCTAAAATTTATGCCTGAAGAGAAAGGTATTGCGCGTAAATTTTATTCCGAACTCCAATTGTACAGGCAAACTCATACTGGAAAATTTTTATACGAAGCTATCGAGACGATGAAAAGAATATCCGGGCTATCTCCAGATAAACTTATCCATCAACTCGTTATTTCGACAATAGGATGTTTTTATCCCAGTCCTCCCAGAATCCAGCCATTTGTTGAACCCGTGCTAGCAGAATTTCTATCCAAGACAATATATAATATACCAAATCTTAAGAAAAACGCTAAAATATTTCTAACAGAAGGAGCATCCGCTGCGATTATCTATATATTCAACTCGTTAAAATACAATAGTCTAGTGGTTAAAGGTGATACGATCGGTATTTTGACGCCAATTTTTTCTCCTTATCTAGAAATCCCCGAATTACAGAATTATAAACTAAAACAGGTATGTATAACCGCTGACCCAAACGACGAATGGGAAATAACTGATAGGGAACTAGAAAAAATAGCCAACCATGAAATGAAAGCCCTGTTTTTATGCAACCCAACAAATCCGACAGCTCTCTCTTTATCAAAGAGAACAGTAAGAAAGATAAAAAATATCGTTAGAACAAAAAATCGCAATCTGATCATCCTTTCTGATAATGTGTATGCACCGTTTGTAGGACAGTTTAATAGTTTACTCAAAGCATTGCCCTACAATACCATTGGTGTTTATTCATTTTCTAAGTATTTTGGTGTAACAGGGTGGCGTTTGGGTTCTGTAGTCCTACATAATCGCAACGTAATAGATGATGTTCTTCTCAAAAGTGTTCCAGAAAGTGTCAATAAAAGATATATAATGGTATCAGATACTCCACAAAATATCCCATTCATTGAAAGATTGGTATTGGATAGTAGACAAGTTGCAGAGGGTCATACTGCTGGATTATCGACACCACAACAAGTTATTATGACGCTATTTGCTATGCACGATTATATGGACAAAAAGAAACAGTATAATAAAACGATTAAAAAATTGTTGAGTTACAGAATGAGCTTATTATTGGATCCTTTGGAATACAAGATCAGGGAATCTGATATGAACAGCAATTATTACATTGTTATAGATCTCATCAAGGCATCAACTATCATCACAAAAGATGCAAAATTCGGAGAATACTTATATAAACATCGCGACCCTCTAGAATTCTTGATGCTCTTAGCCAAAAGATACTCAATAGTACTACTACCTGGAGTAGGTTTTGCAGGACCTTTTTGGTCTATTCGTGTGTCTTTGGCCAATTTACCATCCCACCAATATGAATATATTGGATATAGCGTAAAATTATTGGTAGAAGAATATTATAAGCAATATAAGCAGAAAAAACGTAGTAGAAACTAATCAATATCTTCCACGTTTACGGACCGCTGGACGACAAGACCTTACCTGTACGTAGAATTCTCATTCCTATACTTTGTCCCTAGTAATATAAATTGCATCAGCATTTATATTATTTATAATCATGATTAAATTGCTTAATCCTCATCGTCGTCCTCATCGTCGTCCTCATCGTCGTCCTCATCGTCCTCATCGTCCTCATCGTCCTCATCGGTATCAATATTATTCTCATTTACATCAGCATATTTACCAGCATATTCATCAGTAGTATCAATGGGTTTACGACACAGAGGGCATTCAGATTTATACTTAACCGCTTGAGAAATACATTCTGTATGAAAGATATGTTTACATTCTAGATAGGTAATATCCTCATCTAATTCAAATTCGCACTTACAAATAGCACAGTTATGGTCTTTATTATCTTCAGTTGCTTTCTTACTTTCAATATTAATTTTAATCCCAGGTTTTTTTTCAAGATTTTTGTAATGTCTGAGACTTTCCCTTAACCCCAGTTGTAATCTGATTTCGTCATCATTCTCCTCATGATTATTCATCATGTCGTGAAATAATCCAGACATGACTCCGAGGATTTGAATGTGTCCAAAAGCATCAGCAATTTCTCTGTTATCATGGGGATGATGGGGATGATGGGGATGGGGATGATGTCTGTGAATAGTATCATAAAAATATGGATTGATATCCTCGAAATGTCCGCTATCAGAACTAAATAGACTCATGATTGGATAATTGATAAAACCCATGTTTGGATTGGGTGGTTCATTAACATGTAATTCATTTGGGTTATAATTTGGGTTATAATTTGGGTTATGCACGGTAACGTTTATTCTCGATTTCTTTTCGTCGTTCGACATCTCTTTATATATAAAGAAATTAATATATAAATATTAATTTCTTTATAAACCTTTTATAATTCCTTATAATTCCTTATAAACCAAATTCATGTAGTTTTTAAATACACTTTAATGTTTCAAATTTTTTTTCAAAATAATGCTACATGGTTCCAGCCCAAATGCTGGAAACATTCCTTACAAATATCATCGTGAAACGACTTTCTGTCAACTGTTTTTAGTATTGTAAAATCTCCTTTTTTACATGGGTGTTTATATCGCATCAGCAACTGATACAACACATATTGAGTGTTAATGAAATTTTTCCTATCAAATCCAGGCTTGTTTTTGAATTTTTTATCATATAGTTCGGTTAATAGGTCAAAATCATCTAATAATTTATCCTCAAGATGGGATATATCATCAGGTTTTATGCCTGTCATTACAAAATGAATGAGATTAACATTTTCATAATGTTTTGTGTAGTCTAGTTCCTTCAAAAATAAATGTATATGTTCCTTAGTAATATTTTTGAATCGGACCTCTTTTCGTGTATTTCTATCTCCAACGAGTAAATGATGTCTTTCAAATTGGTCTTCTAATGAAGCGTATACCTTTTTATCAATGGTGCTATTCTGTTTTCCTTGATATTGATTAATGCAATCCCGAAAATGAACCTTTCGATCATATGTATATTTTTGGGATATATTAACGCGATCAATATCCTTGTAAGAAGAAGTATACAATAATTTTTTTTGTTGTGCACCACATGTTAGACATATATAAATACTATTATCAATAATATCAAATAGCTTCTTATTTGAACAATTATTACAAACAATCCGAGAATTTTGAGGAGGTATTTCTATATGAATATTCGTATATTTTTGCGCAATCCTCAAATACCTCCTAACAACCTTTATTTTCTCTTTATTACTCCTAGTCCGTTTGCCAACAAAACTAAGCTTAACTGGAGTCTGAAGTATTTTTTTGTATTGTTCTATAAGACTCACTGTTTCAGCAATATAGAAATGCATGACATCGTTGGAACTTATTTCATGTATTTTTTCGTCAAGTTCCTTGATATTAGCTTCCAAATTTCTACGCGACCGGAACGTTAATTTAGATTTTTTCAATGCCTTCTTTAGATCTGACAATTTTTTCCTGTAATTGGCTAATTTTTTGTATTCCACTTTAAATTCTTGCTTAATTTTAGCATCTATAACCAAAATATCTGGTTCTGACATCAATTTCTATATCATAAACTAATTTTTAAGTGCTCAATATTTTATCAACATAAATAAAAATGTCAAAAGCTGAAGAATCACTTGCGGAATTTAGAACTGTATGTAGAAAAGTATTCGGAACACCAATTGCTAGAAGAAAACAAGCAAGACCATTACCAAGACAAAGACCGGTTGCAATAAGTTCCATATCGAGGAAAAAATCTGATAGATTGAGAAGACAAAGAATAAGACAAAAACTCCTTGAACAACAAAAAGTATCCAGACCACGAAAGACCAAGGAGTCTGTTAAGGAGCCGGTTAAGGAGCCGGTTAAGGAGACAACTGAAGATATTGATATAGAATTGGAAAAAAGACTCAAGGCACTCTACGAAGATGTTCAAGTAAAAACAGAAAGCGACAAAAAAGAATGGAAACATGTAATATCTTCTTCTTTGAATAGATTGAATCAAACAGAACGAGAAGTATTAGAAGAGGAAGGTATTACTGATGTAGATTGTAAGAAACTACTAGAATGCCTTATATCTGATAAATGTAAACTACCACCTAAATCAGCAGGCAACGTATGGGCATGTGCCAGACCCCCTCCTTGCGAAGGGAAAGAGAGACAGAGAACAACTCGGGGGAGAAAATGGTGCTCTGGTAGATCTCAAGAAAATGTAGATGCAAAATTACGCCAAACTATTTCAGATATTAATACCAGAATAGAAGCACGCCTAAAACTTGCAATCGATTCTCTACCAAATCTTGAGAAAGATTTAACTAATGTTAGTAGAGAAGCTAAAAAAATGCCCGAATATGGCTCTAACTGGAGCAACGAACTGAAACAACAAGCAGATGCCGGCCTACAAGCTCAGACCGTATTGTTACAACGTGTAGAAGAAAAAGGTACTACTGAAGAACAGTTGACCAAGAGAATGATGGCACTCATGGATATGAAAGACCGCAAAGAATATGACAATTATATGTTTAAGTTTGCAGTCGATGCCACAAAATCTATTCATCAGGTCCTTCAACAAGATCCACAACAAAGAAATGAAGTCAAAGGAGAACAAAAAGGTATATCAAGAACAGATGATAAAATGGCAGAAGCAATGAGGTCAATGGAACAAGGTATAGCTCAACTGCTCGCCGAAAGTAAAAGAAATCGAGCAGACATTGAAGAAATTAAATCACAGATGAATACTGTTGAAAGAGCAGCTAGACGGACACTAGGGGAAGAAAGATGGGCAGATACCCTAGCTAGTATAAGAAGAGCAGGGTTTAGAGGTGCGCTAAAATCTTTACTAAAAGCACCTTTTAAAATGCTAAATATATTGTTTTTAGCACCAGCAAGGAATGGTTTTAATATTATATTCGGAAGTTTTGGATATAAAATATGGTCTATTATATGCTTTATTATTTTACTATTGATCATAGCATCATCTGCAATAATTCTAAAACAAAATGTACCTGGGGTTTACACATATATAGTAAAAACCGGAACCTATATATTAGAAACTATCATGCGAATGGGTTCAGCTGTTTCCCTACAACTAAAGACTCTATTTGGTGAAGCTGCACAAATTGCTATGGAAAATGCATGGGAAACCGTTTCGTCATACTGGAATCAGCTTTGGGAAAAGGCATGGGAGTATCTAGATATAAGAGGATGGATTGTCTCTATCATCAGGGAAAGTATGCCCAAAATGCCAAATCCATCCTCAATTCTAGAAAGCATGCCTTCCATGCCATCTTTAAACCCAGCAACATGGACATCGTGGTTCGGATTTGAAAAAGAACTAGAAATGGAAAGGAAGATGAAGAAAAAGAAGAAATTGAAAAAGAAGAAAAGGAAGAAAAAGAAGAAGAAAAATGTATCTCATCGCTAAAAACTTTTTTGGAGGATTCTCTGTTATATCTACAGTATTACTCCCATTTATGTTCATCTCTGAATTTCTATTTGGGATTTCTTCGTATTATATAAGCCTAGTATTTGGATTGATTCTGTTAGTGTTAAATGTATGCACAGTAGCTGAATCATGCAGTAGTTCAATCCAAGTTACTAGATATGAATTTGCCACACTATGTGGACTCAATGTCGGCTATCTTCTTATTATTCTTGCTTGGGGATAAAAAAGAAATTGAAAAAGAAGAAAAGCAAGAAAAAGAAGAAGAAAATGCACCAGCTTCTTCAAAACTTTTTTTGTGGCTTATTCTTCATGGGCATATTGACAATTCCTATCCTTTTCTTTTATGAATTCATTCTAAAAACCCCTCCATACACTTATTTTTTCGAAAGGATATACGGATGTATGATATTTACCCTATCTCTTTTAGGTGCAATCAATGGGAAATTAACAAGGTATGAACTCGCAACACTTTTAGGACTTATCACCGGATATATGATAGTGTTTATGTAAAGGATGTGAAGGATGTGAAGGATAAGGCATAATCAGTATATAATTAACTATTTAAAGTTTCATCAACTTTAAATAAATCTCAAAACAATGATCGATAATCTCGTTAATTCTTACGTTACTGTCCGAATTTCCTACAAAGGAAATAGCGTTTTTTTGTACCTATCGAAACATGACAATTGTATGTACCTCAACATCAATAGCCTTTGTGATAGGATTATTACTGTAGAAAGATGGAAACGTCGAAAAGCAGTTTCAGAATCAATCAATATTCTTAATAAGAAGATGCAACCCCTTAAATCTCTTTTTACACAGAAAAATAAAGGCACCTGGATCTGCGAAAGCTTATGCGAATCCTTCGGTAACTGGTACGGTAAAATGTTTAAGAAAAAGTACAATGTAGACTATTTCACAGACTTTGGTACTTTTCTGAAAAACAAACTAATTTCCCTTTACAACACCTTCAATTTCAACTCAGACCCATTCCACTCAAAAGTCGACGGGAAACACATCAGAGCACACAGAACATCACGCTTCATCAATCTCACAGACATCAGCAACATATACAAAAAGGACCTCCGTACTTGGAAAAAGACTTCAACATACAAGAACTACATCAAAGAATACCCGGACCACTGTCTATCTGGCAATTCAGTAACCGACGAACTTGGTATCCGCACAACTTACGGACACCATGATATCGCCATTATGCTTCTAAGTTACTACAGTCCCAGAGATTCACCAACCAAAGAATGTATCAACCAATTCATCTCACGCCTAGATAACTTACGCTCCCACCAAGACCAAAAACAACCTCCCCCGTACGAAGAAGAATCCGAATCCGAATCCGACTCCGATTATGATTATGAGGTTGAGGACGATAAAGAGGTTGAGAAAGAGGACGAGGAAGAGAAACAGAAAATTGACGAAAAGGTTCCTAATGAACAAAATATACCACACATCCATACTAAACATCTAGTTTTGAAACCAGGTTACCAAATCGAAAGCCGGCCAAAAGACGGATATATTAATGTTACCAATCTATGTAAGGCTGGAGGGAAGCAGTTTAAGGCTTGGAAACGACTCCAAAAAACCGAAGCCTTTCTTCGGGTTCTTTCAAACGAGGTGAAAATCAGCACCTCGTTTTTAATCAAGCGTAAAACAGGTTATGGTTCAGAACAAGGAACATGGGTCCACCCCCAAGTTGCAATTAATATTGCGCAATGGATTTCACCTGAATTCGCCGTACAGGTCACTTCTTGGATAGAGGACGAGAAACAGAAAATTGACGAAAAGGTTCCTAATAATTTGGTCAACCGTAAACTAACCCTCAAAAACGGTGAAACTATGAATATCCCAATGAGAGAAGATGGTTACATCAATCTAACATTATTATGTAAGGCTGGTGGAAAGAGATTTAACCATTGGTATGACAAAAAAGAAACTAAAGCCTTGATACAGGCTTTGGAATGTGATGCCGGAATTCCGGCATCACAATTAATAGAGGTAAAACGAGGTAATAGTTCTAAATTTACACAGGGGAGTTGGGGGCATCCTGATTTGGCAATTCAACTCGCACAATGGTTGTCTCCTTCTTTTGCTATCCAAGTGTCGAGGTGGACCAGAGAACTCCTCCTTACAGGATCTGTTACTTTAGGCAAGGAGAAATCAAATAAACAGTTGGAGGAATTGGCAAAGAATATTAGTATAGATACTGTTGAGTATGAAGGTAAGTCTGGTGTGTATATTTATGAGTTTTTACCAAAAGATGGAGTGGAGTGTAATTGGGAGAATGCTGAAGAGGAAGGGCGTAAGTATTATGGATTTGGTGTGACATCAGATCCTGCTACAAGACCTTATAAATATAAGAAAGATAAGAAAATAAGTAGAGCGTGGGTAAGAGAGTTTTATGATTATAATACACGTGCCGAGGCGTCAAAAGCGGAAAGTAGGATAAAAACTATTGTAAACGATCTAGGGATTGCTATAAAATACGATACGAAGATAGAATGTTTTGTAGCCAATGAAGAAGAGTTGGAAATAATTAAGGATGAAATAGCATCTCATAGGGAAAAGTCACAGAAATATTGTGATGATATGAATTTAGGCAGATTGAAGATAGAATCAAAAGAGCGGGTAGAGAAGTATAAGTATAAGTATAAGTATAAGTCTGATATTGCTGTTAAGTTGTTTGAGTCTGGTAAGATAACGTTTGAGCAGATGAAGGAGTTAATAAGATTAGACTCTAAATAAATTGAAATTAGATTTTAGGATTTGTCGTAAATTGAACATGTCTGGCTCTCAGTCTTACGCAGTGATATATCAAAGTTTTGGTTCTGATACTGAGCTTCTTGGTATGTATCCTTCCAAGGATGCAGCTGCTGAGTGTATTGCCAAACATATTGGAGTTTCAGAGTATATGGGGAAACTGTTTTTTAGTAGCGGCGACTTTTTTCTGGATGCACCTATGGATTTCTTCAGGAAAGGTTTGATGGAATATAACGGGGGTGATTTTATGAGAAACTTTGGACGAAGTCAATTTAGAGTTTGGTATACTATAAAAGCGATGTAAAGCTTATATATATTGTGATTATCATATACTTACAAAGTATATGATTGGAAATTTTAGTTACAAAACAGCATTTTTGTGTTTTGTAAACTGTATGGAGGGGTAATATAGATTTTATAGGTGAGATACATACCCTAAGCAATAAAATTTTTTGCGTTTTTGAAAAATATCTTGCCTTATATAAAAAACTATGGCTTCTATTTGTACATCAAACGTAACGTCGGGATTTATTGATCTTGCGACATTCGATGAACTTGAAAAATATATGTATGGTGGTCCCGATGCTACCGCTTATTTTGTCCGTGAAACCCGTAAGGCCACATGGTTCACGCAGGTCCCAGTTGTCCTTTCTCGTGCTGCTGGTAATCCCGCTTTCAACACTGAGTGGTCTGTTAGCATTTCTCGTGCTGGTGATTATTTGTTAGGAACTTGGCTGCGTTTGACTACTCCTCAGATTGATCCTTCTGCTGCGTTTAATGCTGGGGGTAATTTGCGTGTCCGTTGGACTCGTAACTTGATGCACAGTATCATTCGTGAGTGCTGCATTACTTTTAACGATTTGGTTGCTGCTCGTTTTGACAATTACCATCTCGATTTCTGGACGGCATTTACTGTTCCTGCCGGAAAGCGTACTGGTTACAACAATATGATTGGTAATTTTCCTGATCTTACGTTTCCTCACGGTCCCGCTCCTTCTCAGGGAGCCTTTATTCCTTCGTTCACTCTCAATCTTCCTCTGCCTCTATTCTACACTCGCGATAGTGGTGTTGCTCTTCCTACTGCAGCTCTTCCTTATAATGACATGCGCATTAACTTTTCATTCCGTAATTGGACCGAACTGTTGATCGTTGATGACCTCAATTTGGTTGACACTGGTGTCAACCCGTCTCGATGTGCAACTCAAGCAGATCTTGATAGCACTCCTACTCTTACTAACGTTCAAGTTTGGGCCAATTATGCTATTGTCTCCAATGATGAACGTAAGCGTATGGCTTGTGCTCCTCGTGACATTCTCATTGAACAGGTTCAAACTGCTCCTCGTCAGACGTTTAATCCTGTCAATGATCCTACCCCTAGATACGACATTCGTTTCTCGCATGCTATTAAGGTATTCTTCTTTGGTGCTCGCAACACTATTACATCTTGTCAGTGGGCCAATTATACCGCAGGTTCTCCCCAACCCTCTGCAACAGCTGTCGACTTTGCTTCCGATTCGATGACTGACCCGATTGTTCAGACTTCCCTCATCTATGAGAATACTAACCGTCTTTCTCAAATGGGTTCTGACTATTACTCTCTCGTCAATCCTTGGTATCATGCCCCCGTCATTCCTCTGGAAACTGGTTACCACATGTACTCATATTCTCTTGACTTTATCTGTCTCGATCCTATGGGTTCTACCAATTACGGTAAGCTTACCAACGTTAGCATTGTTCCCGAAGCTTCTGCTGATGCAATTGCTACCGCCACTGGTGGTCTCCCCCCAGGTTCCGGTGGTGACTTCCCTCAAATGTGGGAATTCGTTACAACTGCAGTCAATAATAATATAATTCGCATCAGCGGTGGTGCTCTTGGTTTTCCTGTTCTGTGAGAAATTTTTGTATACTGGTCTATTATACCTTATTATTTTTCCGAATTTTTGGTGGTGCTGCTGGTTTATTACTTTCGATTTAAAGATAAAATGATTTTATACAATGTATTTGTATAAAATACAGCAATGTTCTTAATGTACTTTATGGTTATACCTTTAGTTGTGAACCAAAAGAAATTTTAGGAATATCATTTATTATACTGTATACAGTATAATAAAATTAACAATCCAAACATATACTGCGATAACGATTTTCCCAGTCCCTCCCCAAGTTGCGTGTTTCACAAGAACGTAATACATATTTTGTAAAATATCTAGATCTTTTAAATAAAATTGAAACTAAAATACAGTTTCAATTCTAAAACGAAGATGTTCATTGAAATAGCTTGCCTAATTGCATTTGCTGCATTTATGTTATCTGCAGTGGTTTATATTTGTGGGAGACCTGTGCGTCCAAATGGACGTAGGAATCGTCGTCTTAGGCGGCGGCGACGACGTGTGCCTAGGGATATACCCTAAACTTAATTTCTATTCAGGAATATAGGATATGATTCCAATCTTATGAGTTTTTACATAACTTCAATCTTTTAATTTATCTAAATTTAGATAAATTAAAAGATGTGTACAAATGCGATAGCAATTTTTAATAGTAAGCATGTTAAGGGTGCTGTAAAATTTCATCAATGTGGTGATTCAGATCAAACTAATATATACTTTGATTTGAGTGGGATGGCGCCAAATAAAATAATGGCTTGTCATATTCATCAATATGGTGACACTAGTAAGGGATGTATATCATTGGGGCCTCATTGGAACCCGTACAATAAAGAGCATGGTAGTATATGTATAGATATAAATAACAGTCATGCTGGAGATTTAATAAATAATATTTGGAGTAATTCTAGGGGAAAGTTTAGGTATTATTATACTGACTCTCGTGTTCAGTTGAGGGGTGATGTTACGGAATCTATATTCGGGAGAAGTGTAGTTATTCATGATGGAATAGATGATTTAGGACAAGGGGGAGATACAGAGAGCAAGAAAACCGGAAATGCGGGAGGAAGGATGGCGTGCAGTATAATCGGACATGCTAAATAGTTTTCTAACAACCTAAATAAGCCCAGTGACATCTTTCAAGGGGGAGATTTTTCAACCAATCTCTTACTTCAGAACGTTTTCTCATTTTTATAGAGGGTAATACATCTAATATATCTGTATTCAGGTGAAGTTTTGCGACAACATATTCGGGATATTGGATGTAAAAATTAGGACTTTATCGAAGCACGAAGGCACGAAGGCACGTAGTAAGCTATCAAGTAAATTGGTATATAAAGAATATATTTCGAATTAATAAACAATGAGCAAAACAACAAGCAAACCTCGAATTAAGATTGTACTCAAAAAGAACAAAGCTATCAATAAGATTTGGCATCCAGAATCTACCCTGGTATTTAAATCATCAAAGGAAAAAATGGTCATTGGTCGGTATGAAGATGGGGAACTGATACCTCTCGATGAAGAAACACTGGATCTATGTACTAAGTGGAAATTTAAATATGATAGTAGTCTTGTAGAAGAGGAAGAAGAAACTGAATCAGATTCTGAAGGAGAAACTGCATCTAGACAAGATTCTGATTCTGAAGTGGAACTTGATGCAAAAAAGACACATGTGGAGCCCACATCGGAGAATTCTGAAAACGAAGATGATCCCGTCTCAGTTCCTGCCCCTGAGCCTGTCCCTGTCCCCGATTCTGTCCCCGATTCTGTCCCCGATTCTGTCCATGAGCCTAAATCTGAATCTAATCACAGATCAGACATGAAGTCTAACATGAAGTCTAACATGAAGTCTAACATGAAGTCTAGCGTTGAGTCAAATTTAAAGTATTTTGATGGTAAATCAGCAGATATTTTACACCAGTTGTTGGATACATTCAATGGGAAAGTATCTCTCCTAGTTGCTAATCTAGACCAAGATATTAGTAATATTACTGCAGAGCGTGATGATTACAGGGAACGACTGGCAAAAACAGAAGCTGAATTAAACGATACCAAAATGACACTTTCCAATATCAAAAAAGTTTTAGGTAATTTATGATTAATTTATACTTAATTAAGTATAAATTAAACTAATCCGAATAATAATCTTCAGAATCAGTACTGTCGCTGTGATATCTTCGAGGATCGGTTTTTCTGGTTGCGGTACTTCCGCCTTTGCGTCCTGCGGTTACCTGTCGCCCTTTACGAGCGGTTGACCCCTTTTTTAATTCGCGTGCTTGTGCTTTGAGTGATTTGTTGGTATGTCTTGCGACAACTCGAACAATTCTTGTTCTCAAGTCTTTGACTGATTTATTAATAAGTGCATCGATTTGATCTTCTAGTTCTGAATCCATTTTTTGTTATGTAAGCTATTTCTTTAAATCCAGATCAATTATAATCTGGAATGGTTCTATTGTATTCGTTCATCATTTCTTTTTCTTCAATGTTTTCAAGTTCTTTGAGTTCTCGTTTATACCTTAGTAGATCCTTTCCTTTAGAATTTTGAATCTTATCTTCAAGATCATCCATACGAGACTCTCTTGAAAAACGAGACGAACGTGCTGTCTGTTTTGATTTGATTTTAGCTCTTAATCTAGCTCGCAATTCTTTTTTTGATAGTTTTTTGTCGGATGGTTGTGATGTTTTTTTTCTGCGCCGTCGACCGGGTTTATTTGGTTTTTTTGGGACAGGTCTAGGGTTTTCCATAATATTTATCTTATATTTATCTTATGGAAAGATTTCTTAAATTTGGTTAAGATTATAAGTACGGCAGCATGGGATGAAAAAGCCATTCTTGTTCTGTAAATCGTCTTATAAGTTTAGTCCATTTACAGAATTTTCATTATTAAAGTTTAGAATTGAGAGGCATATTGGGAACCTTCCGCTATTTAGAAAATCTGCTGAAACAATATTACTAATCATGATCTTTGACTGCGATATTTCTGTTATCCCCTATAAAATCAATACCAATAGAATCGGTTGTAACTGAATTACATAGTAATATAATAAAATTTAAAGCTTGTTCTGTTCAGAAATAAATGAGTAAATATGTCTCACGTCGAAAATATAATAAGCTTCTAGATAAATCCGAAAAATGGGTACAAAAATGTGATGAACTAAGCACAAGGCTAGATGAAGTTTTAGATGAAAATAATAATCTAAAAAGGCAGATTAAACAGTTAAAATCTGTTGAAATTCCAGATACAGATTTAATGGATGAACTAGAGTCCGAGAATAAAAATTTTAGGAAAGAATTGAGGAATCTTAGGCGTCAAATGAAAGTTAACGAGGAAAAATACAAAAATAGAATTGCACAACTAGATAGAGATATTCTCTTAAAAGACGGTAAAATTCAGAGACTAGAAGAAGCTCGCAAAGATCTTAAGGAAAGATATACAGAGCTAAAAGAAGATTATCGTGAACAGCAAAGATGGAACAGGAATAAATCTGGTCGAGATTAAAAAATGAAATCTAAAAGGATGAATCCTTTATTTAAATAATTATGAGCTCTCAAATCTCACCGTTTGCATATGCTATGTCAGCATCAACTACAACTGCCAATGGGGCAGTATCTTTATCTACTCCTGATCCATCTGGAGAATGTAGTGGACGTATGTCGTTATTTTTCAAGTCTGTCAGGGGATTAAATGCCCCTCGGCAATATCAATATATGGAAGAAGCATGCAGAGAGAGCCCAGAAGATGCTTTTCTATTGGCTTTTCACATCCGTGATTGCCGAGGCGGGAAGGGAGAGCGAGAGATTGGACGTCGTTCTCTAATCTGGTTATTCATTAATAGACCTGAACTCTTTGAAAGGGTGATGTCACTCATCCCAGAATATGGTCGTTGGGATGATGTCCTTCAGTTTTTTCCTGGAGTGTTGGATCTCTCTGATATTAAGCATGTCAGGGCTAATTATGTATCAACGGTCAAGGATTCTAAGCGTTTAGAACAACTCCATACTCTACAGCGCCAAATGGTGAACCTGTTTGCCCGGCAGCTTCATCAGGATCGTAAGAATATGGATCAAGGGAGACCATGTTCATTAGCTGCCAAGTGGGCCCCAACAGAAGGAGATTCTTTGGACCGGCGCTCTGGTGTTTTTACAACACTTGCAGTCCAGATGAAGATTTCACAACGCACGTTGCGTAAGCATTATTTGACACCTCTTCGCGCTTATCTCAATGTTGTTGAGCGTTACATGTGCAATAAGCAATGGGATGCGATTAACTATAGCAAGGTTCCTTCGTGTGCAATGAAGCGACTGAAGAAGTCATTTGAGAAGCATGATGAGAAGAGATTTCAGGAATGGCGAACGGCACTCAAGAAGGGTGATCCGACAGTTGCAAAGGTTAATGCTAAGCAACTGCAACCTCACGAACTTGTTCGTGAGATGCGGACTACTGGACGAGCCGATGAAGTTTGTGAAGCGCAATGGAATGTACTGGAGGCGGAATGTATAAAGAATGGAGCGCTCGACAACGATGTCGTAGTTGTTGACACTTCGTCTAGCATGCATTCACCAAATTATTTACCTTTCGATGTTGCATGCGCAATGGGACTTTTGATTTCCAAGTGTTCTGTCGGTCAATTCAAGCACTATGTATTTACGTTCAATACAACACCGAACTTCGCTTATATTCCAGATGCCCCTCTTTACCAAAGATGGAATAATCTGTCAAATATCGACTGGGGTGGTAGTACGAATATTCAGGCAACGTTTAGGTTGATTCTCAACAGAGCTCAAGAACATAAGCTATCTCAAGATGACATGCCTAAGCGTCTATGGATTGTTTCTGATATGCAGTTCAATCAGGTTGAAGGTTGGAATAGTGGTACAACGAATTTTGAAGCTATTGAGAAGATGTATGCTCAATCTGGGTATACACGACCTCAGATAGTTTTTTGGAATGTCAACGGGAGTAGCTCTGATTTTCCGGTTTCTGTTGGAGATCATGGCACTGCTCTTATTTCTGGATTTTCCCCTTCTATTATGAAGGCCGTGCTGTCTGGCGACGATACATTCTCTCCCTATGGTATTATGCGCAAGTCACTTGACGACAAGCGATATGATCCTGTACGGTTATGCATTTCTAATGAACGATAAATATAAAGCATACGATGTTTGTTGTAATATGTGTGAAGGTGTAGTTATCCAAATGAATGCAGATGCTGTCGACACAGTTGTTGAACCATACCGGATGCTTTACAGAAGAAAATGTAACAAAAGTTCAGGCAACCTATTACTAGTTTTTGGGTTTTTTATAATAATATTATTCCTCATATGTGCTTATAAAATGAAAAACACGTCCTTATAACCATCGATTTTATTTCTATAGAAATAAAATCATTATATTAATTAAAATGTCTTCATTTAGAGTATCTAGAACAAATCAATCTGCATTTGCATTAGGGATAAATTTAGATCCAGGACCTACGGGTCCTACCGGGCATATTGGTTTTAGAGGTTCTCAAGGTCCTACGGGTTCTCAAGGTCCTACGGGTTCTCAAGGTCCTACGGGTTCTCAAGGTCCCACAGGTTCTCAAGGTCCTACGGGTTCTCAAGGTCCTACAGGATCTCAAGGTCCTATGGGTTCTCAAGGTCCTATGGGTTCTCAAGGTCCTATGGGTTCTCAAGGTCCTACGGGTTCTCAAGGTCCCACAGGATCTCAAGGTTCTACTGGAACCCAGGGTATTAAAGGCGAAACTGGTCCACAAGGTCAGTCTATCATTGGACCTACTGGGCCGGAAGGAAAAGATGGAATGACTGGACCTACTGGACCTACTGGACCTGTATGTACTGGACCTACTGGACCTACTGGAAGTACTGGTGTTGTTGGACCTCAAGGTCCTACAGGTGCTAATGTTACGGGCCCTCAAGGAGATACGGGCCCTCAAGGAGATACGGGTCCTCAAGGAGATACGGGCCCTCAAGGAGATACGGGTCCTCAAGGAGATACGGGTCCTCAAGGAGATACGGGCCCTCAAGGAGATACGGGCCCTCAAGGAGATACGGGCCCTCAAGGAGATACGGGTCCTCAAGGAGATACG